ATTTCGCTCTCCTTGCTCTACGCGGTGTAGGCGATGGCCTCGTAGACCGTCACCTCAGCCGTTGCTGAGACCGTCAGGTAGTCCTGATCGGCGTATGTATCGGTTCCCATTGTCGTGCTTGTCACGGCAACCTGGACCGCTTCACCTGAGATGGTCACCGCGCCGTTGAAGGCGTCGCGGAGCCAACTGCGGAAAGTATAGAGGTCGCGGTACTTCTGCTCCATTCGTGGGATCGGGAGAAGGTACGCCACCACGTTGACGCTTAGCACGACCGTGCGATTGCCTGACCCGACGCTGATCGAGTCGTCCGCTGGGAGCAGCACGATGGCTGGCACGACGGCAAGGGACTCTGGCGGGGTGGCGTGGACGGCACGGATGGCGTAGCCGATTGGCGGCTCTACTGAGAGCAGCCGCTCCTTCATTGCGTCAAGGATGGTTAGGTCGTTCATCCGGCGAGTAGCTCTTCAATAAACGCCGTCGCCCACGCCTGCGCCTCTGCGCGATCTACCCACGGTCGTCCGTCTGGGTGAACGTCCTGGAGTTGGAACGGAGCGCCGTTCTCGTTTGGATTCTCGTCATCCCATACTCGGACAGCGTTTTGGTCGTCAATCTCGTAGCGGTATCGCATTTCCTATTCCCTTTCTAAATCTCTTGGAATGTGATTGGGGAAAACAACACTTCAAGTGTTCCGCCACCAGGAGAGGTTGTCATAACCCCTGCCGCCCCTACGGCAAGGAAAAGACCTTCTCCGTATCCGAGGCCCCAGATTTTGTCAGTGCTAAAGCCAGAAGTGCGAGACGTCCAAGTAGTGGCATTGTAAGAACTTGACAACTTGCCAGTTTCCCCTGCGGCAACATATACGCCGCCGCCATATGCTAATGCGTGGATCTCTGTCGTGGAAAACCCAGAAGTCCGTGAAGTCCAAGTGATTCCGTCAGTAGAAGTTGAAAGTTTCCCTCCTCCACCAGCAATGACATAAATACCGTTTCCGTAACTGACAGCGTAAATATCATTTCCTGCAAAGCCAGACGTGCGTGAAGTCCAAGTAATGCCGTCTGGGGAGGTTGCACACTGCGGCGTGGCGTTTACTCCTCCTATGACCCATAGGCCGTTCCCATATGCAACGCCTCTAATAACGTCTCCAAACCCAGAGGTGCGGGCCGTCCAGGTGATGCCGTCGGTAGAGGTCGTCAACTTACCAACTTCACCGACAGCAACAAAGAGGCCGTTGCCGTAGGCAACGCCGTAGATTTGCGATGTGCTAAAGCCAGATGTGCGGGCCGTCCAGGTGATGCCGTCGGTAGAAGTCGTCAACTTACCGGAGCCACCGACAGCAACAAAGAGGCCGTTGCCGTAGGCAACGCCCCAGACCGCTGTTGTGCTAAAGCCAGAGGTTCGTGAAGTCCAGGTGATGCCGTCGGTAGAAGTCGTCAACTTACCGGAGTCACCGACAGCAACATAGATGCCGTTGCCGTAGGTGGCGTCAATGATGATGCTGCTGCTAAAGCCAGAAGTGCGAGACGTCCAGGTGACTGCTTCTGCAGTGCCGATAGCCCTTGTGACGCTTGTCAATGTAGAAAGTGCCGAAAGGTACTGTGCGTCAAGTGACTGCACGGTTGAGGTGCCGCCGCTTGTGACAACTGTTATTGCTGATGGTGCGTAGTTGATCAAAGCATAAGCTCCTGCGGGTGCCGTCACCGCAGAGCCAGCAAATGAAACATCTGTAGCTCTGATAAAATACCCACCACCGCCGCTCGGTGTCGTCCACGCAGGTACACCAGCAGACACGCTTAGTACCTGGCTTGCCGTCCCAATGCCCAATCGAGCAGGCGTGTTGGCAGACGAGGCGTAGATAATGTCGCCAGTGGTCGTAGTCAGCGTCTTCGGGATTGCGCCGTTGGCAAGGTCGTATGCCGACTTCACTGAGTTCGGGGTTGCCGCCGTCGTGGTTGAGGTGGAGGAGGTGGAGTCGGTAAGCTGCACCATTCCAACCACGGTCGTAGACGCAGCCGGTCCAACCGTGGCCGCAGCCTCCAGTTCAATGAACGCCGTTCCGTTCCAGACCTTTGGGATGTTTGCCACTTAGCCTCCTACGATTGCGCTGATCTCTTCGTCAGTAAGACCAAGAGCAGCCAGTTTAGCGCGTGCGGATACTTTGGCTGGGTCTGGCGTGGGCGCAGCAGGTGGCTCTGGTGCAACCCAGTTGCCATCAACGCGCGTCCAGCCAATGCCCACGTGAGCTGGTGCAAGCTCAGCGGTTGTGCCTTCAGGCGGCGTCCATTCGGATACGCCGTCCCAAAGAACGGTGTTGATCACTTGCTCGTCTTTGATGATTAGGTAGCCGTTCATTGGTTCTCCTTACACCGAGATGACGAGGACATAGCCGCCGCCGCCAGCGCCGCCTGCGCCAGAAGTCACAGTTCCAGCACTTCTAAATGCAGAAGCGCCGCCGCCGCCGCCGCCGCCAAGATAGCCGTTGCCGCCTGCGCCGCTATTCACGTTGGCAGCATTACCTGGACCGCCGCCAGCGCCTCCGTTGCCCAAACCAAAGGCGCCACCATTTTCTCCCGCAGCCCCTGGTGATGCTGCGGTGCCGCCGGCTGCAGGAGCGCAAAGTTGATGTCCAAATCCACGCGCTCCTGCGCCGCCTGCACGAAAGTCACTTGCGTTGTTGTTGGCCTGACCGCCACCACCGCCACCTCCCGCTTTCGTCAAAGCCCTAACCGCCGCTCGCGATTTTGAGCCTCCATCACCTGGGCCAAAGTTTTCACTGCCGAAAGAAAGGGTCACGGTTAGATCGGGTTCATCGCTTGTTCTACCAGGTGCAGACGCCGCCGAGTTTTCCTCAAGCGGTTGACCGTATTCTGCAATGCCAACGCCAGTCAAACGGCTTTTGTTGGCGCCGCCTCCGTGATTAGCGCCTAAGGCACCCAAAGCAACGACCGCAGTTCCAAATGATGTTTGCCCGCCTGCATTGCCGTTAGTTGGGTTGGTGGCTACAGTTCCCGAAGTTGCAGTTCCACCAGCGCCACCATCGCCAATCGTCACCGTGACAGTCCCAGAAAGCGTTGACGCAGCCATCCACCTGATGACTGGGCTTGCGCCTGGGCCGCCAGAAGCGCCCACTAGGGAACTGCCAGTTGTTTGGATACCACCTCCGCCGCCGCCACCGCCGCCGCCCAGCGCAAACACATAGACCGCGCTCTTGCCCGCAGGCTTGACCCACGATCCGCTTGCGGTGAACTCCTGCACATCCGCGCCCGCGGCTGCAAGCGTTGTCCACGACGGAAGTCCAGCAGCGATTCCAAGCACTTGACCAGCCGTGCCGACGCCAAGTCGCGCAGGCGTTGCGCTGCCGCTTGCGTAGATAATGTCGCCAGTTGTGGTCAGCGTGTTCTTTGCAATGTCTGGGCTTGTCGCCCACGCAGGCACGCCGCCTGACACGACAAGCTGCTGATCGGTGCTGCCGATTGCAAGTGTCGCTGCCGTACCAGCACTTGCGCCATAGATCATCGCGCCAGTGCCAGTCAGTGCGGCAAGCGGGACGGCGTTGATTGCCGATGACGTTCCAGCAGTATCTACCCAGACGTCGCCAGTGCTTGGCGTGACTGGAGCAGCCGTGCCGACGCTGACCTTTGCCTTTGTCGTGGCGAGATCGTAAGAAGTCTTGACGGAGTTCGGCACTGCGGCCGTTGTCGTAGAGGTCGAGGCTACGGAGTCAGTAAGCGTGGTGACGCCGAACACGCCGCCTGTTGAGGCAGTGCCAGCCGTGAAGTCAATCCACTGCGTGTTGTAGTCAGTGGCGTTGATCTTGGAGAGGACCTGCCCTGCAGTCCCGCCGACCGGCACGCCAGTGCCTGGAGCGCCTGTTGCCCCTGTTGCACCAGTCGCTCCTGTTGAGCCAGCGACGCCTTGCGGGATGGAGAAGTCAAAGATTGCCGCGCCAGAGCTGCCGACGTTTGTGACCGTGGCGTTGGAGCCAGCGGTTCCAGTGATGACCGTGCCGACCGCAATGGTTGCAGCGGCTCCTGTCGCTCCCGTGGCACCTGTCGCGCCTGTGGCTCCAGTTGCACCTGGCACGAGAACAAAGTCAAAGACGGCCGCAGACGACGAGCCAGAGTTCGTGACGGCTGCAGCAGTTCCTGAGGTGACGGTTCCCACGGCGATTGTGGCTGCGGAACCCGCCGCGCCAGTCGCACCTGTGCTTCCTGTTGCTCCTGTATTTCCCGTGTCGCCCTTATCGCCCTTGACCAGCACGAAGTCAAAGACTGCAGCCGAGGAGGAGCCAGTGTTTGTGACCGCAACCGCTGTCCCTTGCGTGACGTTGCCGACAGCGATCGTGGCAGCAGAACCTGCGGCGCCAGTGGCGCCAGTGGCGCCAGTGGAACCAGTTGCGCCAGTGTTTCCTGTATCTCCCTTGTCTCCCTTGTCCCCCTTTGCAAGAACGAAGTCAAAGATTGCTGCTGAGCTTGATCCGCTGTTGGTGACCGCGACTGCAGTTCCTTGCGTGACCGCGCCAACGGTGATGGTCGCGGCAGAGCCTGCAGGACCTGTGGCACCTGCCGAACCCGCTGCGCCAGGTACTAGCGTGAAGTCAAAGACAGCGGCGGAACTAGACCCAGTGTTCGTGACGGCGGCTGCGGTGCCAGATGTGACGCTACCAACCGCGATCGTTGCGGCTGATCCTGCAGCTCCTGTCGAGCCGGTTGCCCCCGTAGCACCTGTTGCTCCAGGCACAAGGACGAAGTTGAAGACTGCGGCGGAGGATGATCCGCTGTTGGTGACTGCGGCAGCCGTGCCAGATGTGACAGTGCCGACGGCAATGGTGGCAGCAGAACCAGCAGGACCTGCGCTACCCGCTGGACCAGTTGCGCCTGCAGGACCTGTCGGACCTTGCGCGCCTGCGGGTCCAGGTGCTTGAACGACAATCTCTGTGCGCGTGTCGTTGATGTAGACAATGCTCATCGAGTCACCTCAGCAGACACTGTTGCAGTGCCTTGAACTAAGCGCGTCACCACGCCGCCTGCACTGACGATTTCAAGATCATACACACCGCTGAATGGCGCAGCGAGCGCAGCGGTCGTGGTTGCGGAGATGACAATGGCGATCGTGCCGGCAGCGCCGCCGAGCGTAATGCCAGCGCCGTTTGTTAGGCTAACGATTGGCGTCGTTGACGAGTAGGTCTCGCGCACCTGCATCCGTGCGGTGTACCCGCTCAGGTTGATTGCGGTGCCAGCCGAGTCCTTCCACGTAATTGTCAGCTCAAAGGTTGCGCCCTGGTTGATGGTGATGTTGAAGGTATTGCCTAGTGCCATTAGCGAGCCAACCCTTCGCGCTTGCGGTATGCCTCAAGCAAGACTTGAGATTCAGGGTGCAGTGCGCGTGTCTGGCGGATGATGCCGCCGAGGTCCTGCGACCCGATCACGCCAAACGGCGAAGTGCGGCTTGACCACACTGCACCGGCTTGAATGATTGCGGCTTGCTTCACGGCGCTTGGCACTGCGGGCCATCCGAAGACGCCGACCACCTTGACGCCGCGGTAGACGTCGCGTGGGAAGTTGCGCGGCCAGTTGACCGACACGTCAATCTCGTTGTACGGAAACCCATCAAGCGCGGCATTGCCAGGCGCGAGGTTGTAGTCCGTGTCCACCGTCCACGTCGTCTCGTAGGTGCCGTTGCCGTCGTCATCCGTCTGCAACGTCGTGATGCTTACAAGGTCGTCAATCAGGACGTACTTGTAGTCGGTTGCCGTGTAGTAGCGCGTTTGTGTCGCTGTGCCAAAGCCGTTCTTGCGATCGGTGTAAAGGTCAATGAGTGCGTCGGTCGCATCAAGGACAGACTGCAGCGCCGTATCGTCAGAGCTGTCGCTGATCCCGATTGCAGCCTTGAACTCGGCGAGACTTGCATATGACATTAGATGCCTCCGACTGACAAGACGGTAAGGATTTGACCATCGTTCTCGGCGATAGCATAGAGCGTCTGCCGCTCCATCAGCCGGATTTGCACGTGTTCGCCCTTGCGTAGCACAAAGCCATTGGCAAGCGTCAGGTCTGAAGCGCCAACCAACACGTCCTTTGAGTTGCCAGCAAGTGCGTGCAGGTGAACCTCAGTGCCAGCAACGCGAGCCTCGACAACGCTGGCAGCCGCAGTCCCCACGCTCATCTGCCTAGACGCAAGATACTGAGTCACTCGTCTTCTCCCTTTTCCCGCTCTCTAAGCGGCGTTCGTTTCACGGTGGCTGTATTGCCCCACCTGACCACAATGGCGCGCTCTACGTGGCTGCTAGGTGCCTCTGCGTTGATTTTAGCAGCGCCCTTGCGCCCTAGTTTCTTTAGTCTCTTCCAGATGTCCATTTCCCCTCCTGAAGCGAACAGGGAGCCGAGCCGAAGCCCGACTCCCTGCTGCTCAACCTAGTTGCCTAAACGATTAGGCGACGTTGGCTGACTGGTACGACTTGACGGCGCTTGCCTGAGCAAGGCCTGTCGCGCCACGGACTTCCACCTTGTAGGAGATCAGGCCGAGGTTCCACGCAAACTCGCGGGAAACTTCAACGCGGACTCCGCCAACGAGAGCCGTGTAAATCTGTCCGAGGTCACCGAACAGGATTGCGCCTGCGGTGTTGTCGGTCAGGTCAATAAGCGCTGCGCTGTAGATCGGCGCTCCGAGGAGTCGATCTGGCGCATTCGAGTCACCTGGTCGGAAGATTGGCTGTCCAGCCGTATCCACGAGACCAGTCACAACGCCGAGCGTCGTGTCGTTCATCAACCAGCCTGCCTTTGGTGCGCGTCGGTACGCCTGGTTCACAGACGCCTTCAGCTTCGCAAGGTCGGTGAAGGTTGGGTTCACTGAAACGGTGCCTGAGCCAGTTGCGCCGACGTTGGCAGCAGCGGCAACAGCGGTACCAGCGAAGGCACCGTGAGCAACTGCGACTTCCGCGCCGCACTTCTCGGCGATCATCGCGCTCAGGTCAAAGGCTGCGTC